ATGAGTTAGGCCCCCTTATGTTTTCTGATGCAAAAGGGGTGGGGGGTATATTTTGGGAGAAACACATGATTGATTTTGATGAGTTGGATGAAGAGTTACTGAAGATAGATGGCTTTGATGAGGCTGCTATTGGTACTGCCTGTATATGGAGAGATAACACTAGGGTAGATGTGCTTGTCTATAGCGGCGATGGGATAGTTGACATCCTTATGGCGCGCGACGGTATGGAGCAGTTTGAGGCTATTGAGTACATTGAGTTTAATATCGAAGGCGCTTATGTAGGAGAGAGAACGCCCGTGATCTTTTGGAAACATTGAATTTGTAACTTGTTACAACATTGAGCAAAAAAGTATTAAATTATGACAGAGAAACAGAGAACTATATATTTGGTTATAGACGAATGGTGGAAGAAGTTTGGCTACGGCCCGACTGTGGACGACGTTATGTTTATGACTGGAGACAGGGGTAGAGGTAATGTCCACCGTACTATGAAGAAGCTAGTAGAGATGGGTGCGTGTAAGAGACTAGCTAAAAGCGCGCGGTCTATACGTCCTAGCTATGTAAAGTTCAGAAGTCTGTCATGAAGACCATCATCCATGTGAACCAGCACGTTATAAAGTCCAACAGGAAGAATGGGGTAAATGAGCCCGTCCTGACTGTGAAGACTTATAAAGAAAATAAGTACGCCCATGAGGTGAGTGTCTTAGGCCCTAGCAAGATTGTCTATGCACCGGATAAGCCTTTGTCCTGTGGAGCGCATGTTTGGATTGAAACCCAGAGCGAAGTAGTCGTCATGCCCACAGACGAGGAATACCTAGAGGCTCTCGGGCCGTGCGGCAAATGAACATTGACTTGATAACGGAGAAGATCTCCAAACTCCCCATCAATGAGCAAGAGGCTTTCTTTGAGTCTTTGGCGGAGTACGAGTCGTCTCTAAAGAGAGAGAAAGCCCAAGTTGACTTTACAAAGTTTGTCAAAGAGATGTGGCCGGGGTTCATTGACGGACGCCACCACAAGGTTATGGCAAACAAGTTCCAAGAGATCGCAGAGGGGAAAACAAAGCGCCTGATCATTAATATGCCCCCTCGGCACACGAAGTCTGAGTTTGCATCTTTTCTTTTGCCCGCTTGGTTCTTGGGGAAGTATCCTAATAAGAAGATCATCCAGACTTCTAATACAGCGGAACTCGCGGTGGGGTTTGGCCGTAAGGTCAGAAACTTAGTAGATTCGGAACAATATGCAAAGATATTCCCAAACGTCAATCTTCGCTCTGATAGTAAGGCTGCTGGCCGATGGGCTACTAATGCTGGTGGCGAGTATTTTGCTATTGGTGTTGGGGGTACCGTTACTGGTAAAGGAGCGGATCTCCTTATTATTGATGACCCGCACTCAGAACAAGAAGCCGCGCTAGCCGCTACAAGTCCAGAGATTTTTGATAAGGTCTACGAGTGGTATACGTCAGGGCCAAGGCAACGTCTCCAGCCGGGAGGTTCTATCGTAGTAGTTATGACGCGCTGGTCAAAGAAAGATCTGACCGGCCGCATCATCCAATCCTCTATTGATAAAGAAGGAAACGACGACTGGGAGGTAATAGACTTCCCCGCCATCCTTCCGAGTGGGAACCCTCTCTGGCCAGAGTTTTGGTCACTCGAGGAGTTACTGTCTCTCCAGTCAGAACTGCCTGCGGGAAAGTGGAACGCCCAGTACCAACAGAGCCCGACATCTGAAGAGGGCGCAATTGTCAAGCGGGAGTGGTGGAAGATATGGGAGCCAGACCGTCCTCCTGTATGTGAGTTCATTATCCAAAGCTGGGACACGGCGTTTACTAAATCCGAGAGAAGCGACTACTCAGCCTGTACGACTTGGGGTGTTTTCTATAAAGACGAGAACCCCAATGATCCTAATGTGATCCTGTTAGATGCGTTTAAGAAAAGGATGGAGTTTCCTGAGCTAAAGGAGAAAGCGTTCAACCACTATAAGGAGTGGGAGCCAGACGCCTTTATTGTTGAGGCCAAAGCTTCAGGCGCGCCTTTGATTTTTGAGTTGAGAGCTATGGGGATCCCAGTATCTGAATTTACTCCGAGCAGAGGGAATGATAAGATGGTAAGGATCAATTCTGTATCTGATTTGTTTGCAAGCGGTAAAGTGTGGGCTCCCGGAACAAGATGGGCGGATGAGCTGATAGAAGAGATGGCAGCATTTCCAAACTCAGACCACGACGACTTAGTTGACTCTACTACACAAGCCCTTATCAGATTCAGGAAGGGTGGGTTTTTACGTTTGAATAGTGACGAGGAAGATGAGCCTCTAAGATTCAGACGCAAGATGTCTTATTACTAAGGACTACTATGATTGACAAAAGTCTATATGAAGCGCCGGAAGGCTTGGAATCTCTAGATGCAGGCGAGTCTGATATTGAAATTGAAATCGTTGACCCCGAAGAGCTCAACATCAAATTGGGTGATATGGAGATCAGTCTAGGCGGCGACGAAGAAGACTTTGACGAGAACCTTGCCGATATTCTTCCAGAAGATGTTGTCTCTGAGATTGTCCAAGACTTAATCTCCGACTTTGAAGATGACATCTCCTCCAGAAAAGACTGGATGCAGACTTACGTTGACGGCCTAGAACTCTTAGGCATGAAGATAGAAGAGAGAGCTGACCCATGGATTGGCGCTTGCGGTGTTTACCACCCCCTACTCTCCGAAGCACTGGTTAAATTCCAAGCCGAGATCATGATGAGCACCTTTCCGGCGGCTGGGCCAGTCAAAACCCAGATCATTGGCAAAGAAACTCAGGAAAAGAAAGACGCTGCGACCCGAGTTCAGGACGACATGAACTTTGAGTTAACAGATCGCATGACTGAGTTCCGCCCAGAGCACGAAAGAATGCTGTGGGGCTTGGGCCTATCAGGAAATGCGTTCAAGAAAGTCTACTTTGACCCCACAAAAGACCGTCAAACGTCTATTTTTGTGCCGGCCGAAGACATAGTCGTTCCTTATGGTGCTTCAGATATCGAAACTTCAGAGCGCGTAACCCACGTTATGCGTAAAACAGAGAACGATTTACGAAAACTACAGGTAGACGGCTTCTATTTAGACATTGATCTAGGAGAGCCAGAGAATACTCTTGACGATGTAGAGAAAAAAATTGCCGAAAAGATGGGATTTAAGGCTACTACAGACGATAGATACAAAATCTTAGAGATGAATGTTAACTTAGACCTTGAAGGGTTTGAGCACAAAGACAAAGACGGCGAACCCACTGGGATTGCACTCCCGTATATTGTTACAGTCGAAAAGGGAAGCGAAAAATGTTTGGCTATCCGAAGAAACTGGCGACCAGAGGATAAAAAACACCAAAAGCGCCAGCATTACGTCCACTACGGCTACGTTCCGGGCTTTGGCTTCTACTGTTTTGGCTTAATCCACCTAGTCGGAGCGTTTGCCAAGTCAGCAACAAGCATCATTCGCCAATTGGTAGACGCTGGAACTCTATCCAACCTACCCGGCGGCTTTAAAACGCGCGGCCTACGCACTAAGGGAGACGACACCCCTATCGGGCCGGGAGAGTTTAGAGATGTTGATGTTCCAAGCGGGGCAATCAAAGACAACATCATGACTCTGCCGTACAAGGAGCCAAGCCAAGTCCTTGCTGGTCTATTAGACAAGATCGTAGAAGAGGGAAGACGCTTTGCCTCGGCCGCCGACATTCAAGTTGCCGATATGTCTGCCAACTCTCCAGTTGGAACAACCCTTGCAATCCTAGAGCGCTCTTTAAAAGTGATGACTGCCGTACAAGCGCGCATTCACTACTCCTTTAAACAAGAGCTCTGCCTATTAAGAGACATCATCCGCGACTACACGCCGCCAGATTACTCTTATGAACCCGTCGAAGGCAAGAGGACTGCTAAACAGTCTGACTACGATCTAGTTGACGTCATCCCAGTGAGTGATCCCAACGCCGCGACCATGGCGCAGAAAATTGTTCAGTACCAAGCGGTGATCCAGCTGGCGCAGCAAGCTCCACAGATCTATGACTTACCACAGCTCCATCGCCAGATGCTTGACGTTCTGGGTATTAAAAACGCACAGAAGCTAGTCCCCCTAGAAGACGACGAGCGCCCAATCGATCCAGTCTCTGAGAACATGAACGCACTCAAGGGTAAACCTATGAAGGCGTTTATCACTCAGGATCAAGACGCGCATATTGCAGTCCATCAGGCGTTCCTGCAGGATCCAAATATCATGCAAACAATTGGCCAAAACCCCAAAGCCAACCAAATCATGGCCTCTTTGCAATCCCATATTGCCGAGCATTTGGGTTTTCATTATCGAAACGAGATCGAAAAGCAGATGGGGGTTACTCTCCCAGAGCCCGGCAAACAACTCCCTGCCGAAGTGGAGAACGAGTTGTCCAAGCTTATCGCTCAGGCCAGCAAACAGCTACTTGACGAAAACAAAGCCGAAGCAGCACAACAGAAGAACCAGCAGTTGGCACAAGATCCACTTGTTCAGATGCAACAAAAGGAACTGGCCATTAAGGAAAAAGACGTTGGCATCAAAGAGCAAAAGGTTGCGGCCGATGTTCAAGCCAAGCAAGCCCAAATCGCCAACGAGTCCACTCGTATTGCGAACCAGAAAGAAGTTGACATGTTGCGTATCCAAGCAGATACCCAGAAGCATGGAAGTTCACAAAATCAAGCCGCCGGTCTGGAGCGCCTACGCCTCGGGGTAGATGCTGCCAAGACAAATGCCCAGCTAGCTGTGCAAAGAGAGGCGCAACGAAAGGTTAATCAATGATTGATAAGTACCTAGAACACTTGACCTCTAAGGTCAATGACAAGATTTTGCAACTACAAGAAGCCATGGCAGACGGGAATGCCAATGACTTTGCGGAGTACAAAAAAATGTGTGGAGAGATTAAAGGTCTTCTCACCGCGCGTTCCTTCATCCTAGACCTACACGAAAGACTCAACCAAAATGAAGATGACGAGTGAAAAACTTGATCTTGCAAAAGCGGTAGATTTAACACAACTACTGCACAAAGAAGCCAAAGAGAAAGCTAAACAACTCCCCCAGCCATCTGGTTATCGCATTCTTTGCGCCATTCCAGAAGCAGAAGAGGAGTTTGAAAGCGGCTTAATAAAAGCCGATGAAACCATGCGATACGAAGAGCTGTTAACCACAGTTTTATTTGTTGTTGATATGGGGCCAGACTGCTATGCAGACAAAACCAAGTTCCCTAGTGGGCCTTGGTGCAAAAAAGGTGACTTTATTTTGGTTCGCCCAAATGCCGGTACACGTTTACTAATTCATGGACGCGAATTCCGAGTGATTTACGACGATAACGTCGAAGGCACAGTGGAAGATCCTCGCGGCATAAAACGCAAATAAGGAACAAATATGTACGAAGAATATAAATTCCCTGATGAAAAATCAGAAAAAGACAAAGTAGATGACGAGATAGAGCTTGAATTTGAAGACGACACCCCTGTTGAAGACCGTAATAAAGACCCCCTTCCAGAGGCAGTTAGAGAAGAACTCTACAACGATGAGCTAGAAGACTACTCAACCAAGGTCAAAAAGAAGCTTATCCAGATGAAAAAGCTGGCGCATGACGAGCGTCGGGAAAAAGACGCCGCTAGACGCGAGCAAGATGAGGCTGTTGAACTGGTTAAAAGGGTAGTTGAGGAGAACAAACGCCTCAAATCCACCCTAAATGACAGCGAAAAGAACGTCTTATCATCCATCCAGCGCGCAGTTGACTTGGAACTTGAGGCGGCCAAACGGGCTTACCGAGAAGCTTATGACTCTGGCGATACCGAAAAAGTGATGGATGCTCAGGAAAAATTAACCGAAGCGTCTATAAAACGCGACAAAGTTAAGAATTACCGACCAGCGCCTTTACAAACCGAAGAGTTTGAGGTACAAACGCCCACAAGGCAACCAGAACGAGTACCTGTTGATAACTCAGCAGTATCTTGGCAGAAACAAAATACTTGGTTTGGAGCCGACAAGTTGATGACTGGCATGGCCTTAGCTTTGCACGAACAACTTAAAGAAGAAGGAGTAGTCCTTTCTTCACAAGAGTATTACAGACGTATTGATGAAACAATGCGCCACCGGTTCCCAGAGCAATTTGAGAACGAAAAGCCCAGCGAAAGCCGTGGCACAAAACCCAGCTCGGTAGTGGCTCCAGCCAACCGCAGCACATCATCAAAGCGTGTCAGGTTGAATACATCTCAACTCAGCATCGCTAAAAAATTAAATCTAACTCCAGAGCAATATGCTAAAGAGTTAATAAAATTGGAGTCTTAAATGGCCGAAAACAGAAAACCTCGTGAACTTGAAGAACGTGTAGTATTTGAACGCCCTAAGCAGTGGCAACAAGCAGATCTACTACCGGAACCTGATAAGGAGCCGGGTTATGCGTACAGATGGAATCGTGTTTCTACTTTGAATGAGTACGATCAGCGCAACATTACGGGTAAATACCGTGAAGGTTGGGAGCCCGTTTCTTCAGAGGAGCAACCGAAATTTAAACTGCTAGTTGATCCCAACAGCCGCTTTAGCGGTCAGATTGAGATTGGCGGGTTGCTATTGTGCAAATGTCCGATAGAGTTTATGGATCAACGTAACACCCACTTTGATAAATTAACTAGATCGCAAACAGAAGCAGTTGATAGTAACTTAATGCGTCAAAGCGACGCGAGGATGCCGCTTTTTAAAGAGAGCAAATCTTCGACGAGCTTTGGTAAAGGTTCTTAATTTTTAAAGGAGTCTTAAATGGCTTATCCTGCTGTCAACGCGCCTTACGGGCTGTTGCCGCAGAACCTAATTGGTGGTCAAGTATTTGCGGGTTCTACCCGTATGTACAACATCCAGTATGGTTATGCGACCGACATCTTTTACGGTGATTTCGTCGTACTATCGCGTGGTAATGTAACTCGTGCCTCGGTTTCTACTGGCACTGGTTTAAACCAAACGGTTGGTATTTTCTTGGGATGTA